TCGCTACGTCTCTGCTGTTCCGATATGTCCACCGCATCCTGCATCGACACGATGCGTGCGTCCTCTGCCGCGTGGTGTGGTGGCGATTGACAGATCTTGATTGGCCGAAGCCCAAGGCCGAGGCCGGGAGGACGGAGCCGTGAGCGAGCGATGACGACCCTGGCCGACTGGGTCCGGGACATCGTCGCCGCGGCGGAGGAGCGCGGCTGGGCGGTGATCGTGATCGACGCCCGGGCGAGCCTGGTCGTCCTCGAGGAGCCGGTCGCCTCGGGCGGGATAACGCTCCGGATCAGCGGCCGTACCGTCGATGGCGCGTTCATCCGGGCCCTGCCCGAGGCCCATGGGGTGGGCGAATGATCGACTGGCTCACGCTGGAGGAGGTCGCCGAGCGTCTGCGAGTCGGCAAGCGCACCGTCGAGCGTTTCATCGCCCGGGGTGAGCTCGAGTCGGCCAAGATCGGTCGCAAGCGCGTGGTGGCCTCGGATGCGCTCGAGCGATACGAGCGCGTAGCCAAGAAGCGTGGACGGGTGTCGTAGAGTCGCAGCGTGGCGCGGCGCAGGAAGCGCGGATCCGGATCGTTCACCCGACGGGCGGACGGCCTGTACGTCGGCCAGGTCAGTCTGGGGGTCCGGGCCGATGGCTCGCGCGACCGGCGCTCGTTCAGCTCGAAGGTCCGCGGCGACGTCGAATTCTGGCTGCGCGAGACCACCCGAGCCCACGACCGCGGCGACGAGGCGCGGGCCGCCCGCCTGACGGTCGGAGCCTGGCTGGACGACTGGCTGGCCATGGTCGGCCCGACGGTCCGGCCGACGACCGCGCGCAACTACCGGATCCACGTCGAGAAGTGGATCGCGCCGGTCATCGGGTCCGAGCACCTGCTCCGGCTGACGGCGGCCGACGTGCGCCGCGTGCCGGCCGCCGTCGTGGCAGCGGGCAAGGCGCCTCGCACCGCGCAGTCGGTCCTCGTCACCCTGCGGATGGCCCTCGCCGCCGGCGTGCGCGACGGGCGACTCGAGCGCAACGTCGCCGACGGCGTCAAGGCGCCGCGGGTCCCGTATCGCAGCGTCACACCGACCACGATCGAGCAGGCGCAGGCCATCCTCGCGGCGTTCGACGAGCAGCGCCTGGGTCCGCTCGTCACGGTCGCGATGGGGACGGGCCTGCGGCTCGGCGAGCTGCTCGCCCTGCGATGGGCCGACGTCACCGGTGGTCGGATCCGGGTCGTCGGCGCATTGCGCCCGATGCCGCGCCGGGACGGCGCCGGATACCGGCTCGAATGGACCGAGCCGAAGACCGCCCGATCGATCAGGACGCTCGAGCCGGGACGGTTCGTGCTCGACGCGCTCGAGGCCCAGCGCCGCTGGCAGGCGCAACACGTCGTGTCCGAGTACGTGTTCACGACCAAGGCGGGCGGCTGGCAGGATCCGCGCAACGTCACCAAGGCGTTCCAGGCGCGGCTCCGCGCCGCCGGGCTCCCGGTAATGCGCTTCCACGACTTGCGCCACGCCTATGCGACGCTGTCACTGGCGTCGGGCGTCCCGCTGCGGGTCGTCCAGGAGGCCCTCGGCCACACGTCGATCGCGCTCACCGCGGCGGTCTACGCCCACGTATTGCCCCAGCTTCAACGTGAGGCGGGCGAGCGGCTCGACGCGGCTCTCCGGGCGCGCTAGGCATAGCCATAGGCAAAGGCAGGGGCGTGCGCACTCAGGGGCGGGAAGAGGGGCACGGCTCGCTTGTGGCTCCGAAGGTTATGGGTTCGAGCCCCATAGGCCACCCCAACGTCCCACGCACGGTCGTGCACGATCCGGGCGTCCCGCCGGCGACGGAACTCCGCCAATAACCGTCAGTGACCGTCAGAGTCCGCCAAGTTAGGTGAACCCTATTGGCACACGAGGGCTCGACCGGCTAGGGTCCTGCCGTGACAGGGCCAGGACGCTCGCCGTGGGCTGGAGGGCGTGGTCGCATGACCACGAGTCGGAACCCGTCACCGGAGGTCCCAGGATGCCGCGACGTCCCGACGCCCGCACGCTGCGGGACCGGCCCTATCTCGAGCCCCACCTAGCCCGCCAGAGCGACCTCGCGGCGCAACCGCGCGGGTTCGCCGGCCTGCTGCGCTGGTTCCTCGAGGGCTTCTGGGCCGAGACACCCGAGACGGTCCACACCGCCGGTGTCTGGTTCGGCCGGCCGCCGCACGAGGGTGCTGACGTCGCGGGGTACGACCCGAGCTCGGGGCTCGTCGTGTCGGACACCACGACGCTCACCGGCGGATCGCAGCTGGGCGCGCCGAAGGAGGCCGAGCCGTTCCGCCAACTGCTCGAGAACTCGCCCCGCCAGGTCGCCGGCGACACGACCGAGGAGCACTACGTCCGCCCGATGCGGGCCGCCCTCGAGCGGCTCCATCGCCGGACCGATGGCGACGCCCCGTTCATGGCCCGGTTCCTGTATCAGGTCGCCTATGCCCAGGGCGACTGGCGATCGGTCGCCGACCGCTGGTTCGTGACGACGCCGTGGGTCGGCCGGGCGTTCGCCGAACATGCGCTGCGCCGGCTGTACCCGCTGTACCGGCCCGCACCGCCGTCGCGCGTCCTCGAGGGTCCGCGACGGGAACGGATGGGGCCGAATCAGCAGGCGGAAGGGATCGGCTGGGTCGACCTGTCGGAGAGCCAGCGTGCGGCCATCGAGGCCGGGGAAGCGAGGGTCGCGAATTGAGCTTACGAAAGGGCCATTACGAGTCCTGGCCGGAAGACGATGTCATCCGGTGCGCCATCTGCGAAGTGAGGTATCGCTACCTCAACAGCCAGCACCTGGCTCGTCACGGTCTTACCCTGATCGAGTATCGAGCGCTGGGACACGAAACGAGCCCACCAGGCATGAGAGCCCTCAGTCGCGATCATTGGATCGATCGATTCGGTCAGCCTTATTGGACTCGCGCACGCATGATCGGCTGCGCCCAGCGCTGGTTTCGTCGGCGTGGAAGGCTCGTCCAGACGGATTGGCAGCGTCCCGCTAAGAAGTCGATCCAGCCACGGGTATTCCACCCCCTACGGCGGAAGACGCATCCTCCAGTGCCAGCGATCAGGAAGGAATTTGGCTCATGGACCGCCTTCCTGCGTGCGGCCGATCTCCCGACATTCGAGCGCCATCCGCCGCGATGCCGCCGCGGCCACGAATTCGATCGGCTCATGGCCAACGGTGAGCGCAGATGCTACGAATGCAGGCGCATCATTGACAGGGCACGCAGGGATCGAAATAGATCCCGAGGCCTGACGGGCGATGGGCGCGTCCGCGCGAAGCCTAGAACACACTGTCGGAGAGGACATCTGTTCAAGGAGAAGAAGAAGGGCGCCCGGCAGCGCGAATGCCGGACATGCAGGAATCTCAGCTATCGACGCTACAGACGAAGAAAGAGGCTGAAGATGGAGAACAGTGGAAACGCCCCGAAGGGTCACGGGACGGTACGCCTAATCGATCTGACACCGTCCCAGCGAAGACTGATTCTCGCCCTCCTTGATGCAGGCAAGACGGGATTGCGCCAGGCCGACCAGGCCGCGGCGCAGAACACCCGATGAGCACGCGGCTCGACGCGGCTGTCGGCGAGCTCGTCGCGGCCCTGCGCGAGGAGTTCGGCGCGCCGCCGGCCGCGCCGTACCGGCGGCTCGGCGTCGACGAGGCCGCGGCGCTGCTGGGAATCGGACGTAGTCGCCTCTACGGCGAGATCCAGAGCGGGCGCCTGGCGTCCGTCCAGGTCGGGCGTCGACGACTGATCCCGGCCGCGGCGATCCGTGACTTCGTCGATGGGGCGAGCTCGTGAGCTGGCTCCGGGTCTCCGACGACTTCACCGATCGCCAGGAGTTCGCCGAGCTCGGCGACGTCGAGGCGATCGCCGGCTGGACGTATGTGCGGCTGCTGTGGTGACCCACAAGTCCGACCCGATCGACCAGGCGATCGCCGCCGCCGAGGCCGCGGCCGACTACGAGCGGGTGCTCGCCCAGAAGCGGGCCGAGGCGAAGGCGAACATCGACGAGCTGGAGCCGATCAACATCAACATCGCGTCGACCGGCGGCAAGGCCGTGTTCGCGCTCCATCCCGAGATGACCGAGCTCGAGCTCTTCGAGGTCATCGGATTCCTGGCGCACGCCGTCCGTCTCGAGCTTGGCCGTCGGGCGCAGGTCCGCGCCGCTGGACCGAAGATCGAGATCGCCCGGGTGATGCCGCCCAGACGGCCGTCTTGACGACGTCGTCCCGGACACCGAATAATCGCGTCCGTCGAGTCCCAGGCGGAATCTCGACCGTGGGGTAGGGCGTGCCGTCGTCCCCGCCGGACGAACCGATGAGCTCCCGTCCGCCTTCGGGCCCGGGACCGGACTGATGTCGTGGGATAGGCGCGCCCCGCAAACGATGCGCGACCTGATCGCCCGCCTGCAGCCTCACGAGCACCGCGCGCTGGCCGAGGCGTTCCAACTGATCGGTCGCGATGCCGGCGATGGCGAGCTCTTCATGCTGTTCAACCGCGCCGGCGTCTTCAGGCCCGCCACGAACCTCTCACGACTTCTCGTGAGAGGTTGTCCATCGCCGACCTCCGGGCGCTCGTCAAGATCTATCGCTGGCGACACGAGGACGACCGGGCGCCAACGCTGAGGTCGCAGCGTCCTTCGTGAGCGGAGGGCCGGCGGAGGAGATCCCTGATGCCCGGCCCGCCCCCGAAGGATCCCGCCCTCAAGGTCCGACGGAACAAGACCTCGACCCGAGCGACGCTCGGCAAGTCGACACCGGCGCGCAAGCGCGCGCTGCCGCGCAAGCGGCCGACCTGGCACCCCGAGACGCGTCGCGAGTGGGAGACCTGGTGGAGCTCGCCGCTGGCGCGGGAGTGGACCGATGTCCATGCGGCCGGGCTGATGCGACTGATCTACCTCGTCGAGGATTACTGGCGCGCCGAGACGGCCACCGCTCGCAAGGTCGTGGCCGCCGAGATCCGCCTCCAGGGCGCCGAATACGGACTCACGCCGATGGGCGAGCGCCGGCTGCAGTGGGAGCGGATCCACGAGGAGGACGAGCAGAGCAAGAAGCCTGCGGTGTCACCGGCTCGACCCTCGTCGGGTGACCCGCGGCTCCGGCTCGTGAGCGGGTGACCGAGCTCATCGTCCCCCCCCTCGATCGCGTGCCCTGGCCCAGCCTCGGCGGCGGGGTGGTGGACTTCATCGAGGCCGGCATGATCTTCGGCCCGGGCGACCTTCGCGGGGAGCCGGCCGTCGTCGACGAGGAGCAGCGCCTCTTCATCTGGCGGATGTACGAGGTTCACCCGAAGGGCACGCCGCGCGCCGGCCGGCGACGGTTCCAGCGCTGCGGCCTGAGCCTCCGGAAGGGCCTCCGCAAGACGGAGCTCGCGGCATGGATCGCCGGGGTCGAGCTCCACCCGGACGGGCCCGTGCGCTGTGATGGGTTCCGGCGGCCGCGGCCGACCGGCATCGCCGAGCGCGTCGATGGGCGGGGTTGGATCCCAGTCGGCCGACCGGTCACCGACCCGTACATCCCGATGGTCGCCTACACCGAGGAGCAGACCGAGGAGCTCGCCTACGGCGCCCTCAAGGCGATGCTCGAGGAGAGCGACCTCGCCCGCGACTTCGACATCAGCCTCGAGCGGATCATGCGCCTCGACGGGAAGGGCAAGGCCGTCCCCCTGGCGACCGCGCCGTCGGCTCGTGACGGTGCGCGGACCACGTTCGAGCACTTCGACGAGACGCACCGACTCAACCTGCCGCGCCAGCGCGACGCCCATCGGACCATGCTCGGCAACCTCCTCAAGCGACCACTGGCCGACCCGTGGGCGCTCGAGACCACGACGATGTACGCCCCGGGCGAGATGTCGGTCGCCGAAGGTACTCATGACTACGCGAAGAAGATCGACGCCGGACGGGTCCCGAACCCGCGGCTGTTCTTCTTCCATCGTCAGGCGGCGCAGTCGGCGGACATCTCGACGCCCGAGGGCCTGCGGCTCGCGATCCTCGAGGCGACCGGTACCCGCGTCAGCATCGAATCCGACATCGACGGTATCGCCGCCCAGTGGGACGATTCCGACGCCGACCGCGCGTTCCTCGAGCGGATGTGGCTCAACCGACCCAAGCGCTCGTTCGCCAAGGCGTTCGACACGGAAGCCTGGAAGGAATGGGCGGACCCCGACCACGTCGTGGCCCCAGGGTCGGTCATCACCCTGGGCTTCAAGGGGACCCGCTACGACGGTGCGTGCGCACTCATCGCCACCCAGGTCGAGACCGGCTTCCAGTGGCCGATCGGGATCTGGACGGCGGGCGCCGACGGGATCGACGGGGAGCTCGTGGAGGTCGGCATCGCGTCAGCCTTCGCGGACTACCAGGTCTGGCGCCTGTACGCGCACCCGGCGAGCTGGGAGACCGACCTCTCCGGCTGGGCCGGGACGTACGGCGAGCGGATCGCCCTCAAGTGGGACCTCAGTCGGCGACGCATCGCGGCCCAGGGCTATCGCGCCTACGCCGCGGCCATCGTCGCCGGCGACGTGACGCACTCGGCCGACCCGACCTTCACGGCCCACATCGGTGCTGCCCACAAGCGCTTCATCCCCGAGCGCGATGACGACGACCAGCGCCTCTGGGTCGCCCAGAAGGAGCGACCCGACAGCGAACACGACATCGATGCCGCGGCCGCGGGGATGCTGTCGTGGCGCGCCCGACTCGACGCGATCGCCGCCGGCGTCGGCCAGGAGCTCGCCGCGTCGCCGTCGATCAGCTTCATCGACTACTGAGGGAGGCGCGCGTGCCGAGCCTTCGACGGCTGACCCGCCGCCTCGTCACGCGAGCGGCCCGGGCCAAGATCAACACCCGAGGTGCCCTCGCGGCGGCCGGCATCGTCGCCGTCGCCATGGGCCTGTCCGAGCTTGCGACCTGGCTGGCCTGGGTCGCGGTCGGGGCATTCCTGATCATCGCCGCCGGCGCGCCGGCGGTCCGGGGTCGCGAGTAGGTGGGCGCGTTCGACCTGTTCGCTGGCGCTGCGCGCGAGATGCGCTCGATGGCGACGACGAGCCCACGCCAGCCGGCGTACTGGCTGACACGCCTGTTCGGCGAGGACACCGCGGCCGGGATCCGCGTGAGCGATCGCCTGGCCCTGTCGGAGACGACCGTCTTCTCTGCGACCCGCAACCTCGCCGAGGACGTCGGCTCGGTGCCCTGCCCGGTCTATGCCGAGGACGACGACGGCAACCGAGGCGACCGCCTTCGGAACCACCCCGTCCACCGGATCCTGAACCGCGAGGCCAACCCCGAGATGGCCGCGGTGACCTTCCGCGAGACCATCCAGGGCCACGCCGTCCTGCGCGGCAACGGCTACAGCGAGATCGAGTTCGACCAGGTCATGCGACCCAGGGCGCTGTGGCCGCTCGACCCGCGCCACATGCGCCTGGTCCGGGCCGGGCGCGACGTCGTGATCGCCGGGGCGCCGGATGGCCAGCTCGTGTACGAGTACACCCTGCCGAGCGGCCAGCGGAAGCTCTTCCACCCCTCGCTCATCCACCACGTCCGGGGTTTCGGCGGCAACGGGCTGCAGGGCTACTCGTTCCTGATCATGGCGTCGGAGACGATCGCCAAGGCGATCGCCGAGCGGACCTACAGCGCCCGCTTCTTCGCCAACGACGCGACGCCCCAGATCGTGCTCAAGCATCAGCTCAAGATCGAGAAGGCCAAGCGCGAGGAGCTGCGCGCCGACTGGGAGGATGCCCATCGGCCGCTGTCGCACAAGCACCGCATGGCCATCCTCGACGGCGGCCTCGAGCTCGAGAAGATCGGCGTCAACCCCGAGGAAGCCCAGCTCGTCGAGACCCGCAAATTATCGCGCGCCGAGATCTCCGAGTGGATCCGGATGCCCCCCGACAAGGTCGGCGACTTCGAGCGGATGACGTTCTCGAACGCCGAGCACAGCGACATCTTCTACGTGAAGTACACGGTCCGGGCCTGGTGGGTCCGCTGGGACCAGGAGTCGAACCGCAAGCTGCTCACCTCGGGCGAGCTCGCCGAGCACCTCGCCGACGGCTTCCTGCGCGGCGACACCAAGACCCGCTCGGAGTACTACCAGCAGGGCTTCGCCGGCTCGAACCTCATCCCCAACGAGGCGCGCCGCCTCGAGAACCGCCCGCCGTCGGACGCGCCCGGCGCCGGCGAGCTGTGGTTCCCCCTCGCCATGAAGCCCGCGTCCGCCTTCGACCAGCACGGCATGACGATGCTGGACAAGGCCAACGCCGTTGCCACGCTGGTGCGCGCGGGCTACGAGCCGGCCGCCGCCGCGACCGCGTTCGGGCTGCCCGATGTCGCCCACAGCGGCCTCGTTCCGATCACCGTCCAGGTCGACCCCTCAACGCTGGTCGACCCCGCCACGGGCCAGCCGCCCGCGCAGGGAGCACCGACGACATGAAGCCTTGCGACCCCCACGGCGTGACCGGCTGCGCGACGTGTTCGCCCGCCCGCCGCTCCCACCCGCGCATCCCCGCCGACGCGACGCGCGTGTTCGAGCTGTCCGACATCGAGGTCCGCGAGGCGACCGACGGCCAGCCTCCCGTCATCGAGGGCACCGCGGTCGTGTACAACCGCTGGTCGCAGGACCTTGGCGGGTTCAAGGAGCGGGTGCTGCCCGGCGCGTTCACGAACAGCCTCGCCGGATCCGACATCCGGGCCCTGTTCAACCACGACGTCAACATCATCCTGGGTCGCAACAAGTCGGGCACGCTCAGCCTGACCGACATGGCCCAGGGTCTGCGCACCCACATCGAACCGCCCGAGACCGATCTCGTGCGCGACATGGTCCTGGTGCCGATGAAGCGGCGCGACGTCAACCAGATGTCGTTCAGCTTCCGGACGCGCCAGGACGAGTGGCGCGAGCCCAAGAAGGACGGCGCGCTGTGGGAGCGCGATCTCATCGAGGCCGAGTTGTTCGATGTCTCGGTCGTCACCTTCCCCGCCTACACCCAGACCGACGCGGCGGTCCGCGCCCTGCTCGAGGGCGGAGCCCTCAACCTGCCCGCCCTGTCGGCCCTCATCGCCCGCCTCGAGCGCGGGCTGCCCCTCACCGGTAGCGATCGCGAGCTCGTCGAGGGCTCGATCGCGCTGCTCCGCTCCTACGTCCCGGCCACGGCGGACGACGCTGCTGGCCCGACGCCCGACGAGGGTGCTCGGAACGGTGACCCGGAGGCTGTCCGGCGGCGCGCCCTGGCGCTCCATGACCACCTGGTCCGGACGCGCCTGGTGGGTGCCCCCGCCTAGTCCCCATCACCCCCGGCCGGCGACGGCCGGAAAGGAGTCCCGTGACCGATATCCCCTGGCAGCGGTATGCCGGCGCCGTCGCGGCGTTCGGCGTGTACCGCGCCCCCTCCCTTACCGGCTGGCGCCTGTCGCGACC